GCCAACCCAGATGGCTCTATTGTCTTTGAGAAAAAGAACTTTGAGATACCAGAAGGATGGTCAGATCGTGCTGGGATTATCGTTGCAAGCAAGTATGCAACCGACAATGAATATAGCGCACTAGAAGTCATAGGCAGAGTTGTTTGCCAAATTGGAACCTGGGGCATAGCTCAAGGTTATCTTAAAAATACTTCAAAGAAAAGCGATGATAACTATACTGTTTTTACAGAATATCTTACAGAGATCCTAGTAAATCAAAGAGCTAGTTTTAATAGCCCTGTCTGGTTTAATTGTGGTGTACCAGAGAATCTTCCACAAATGTCAGCTTGTTTTATCTTCCCAGTAGAAGACAATATGGGCGATATCTTAGAGCACACCAAGCGAGAAGGGATGGTTTTTAAGTCTGGATCTGGTGCTGGCGTAAACGTTTCAAAGCTTAGAGCCAAGGGAGAACAGTTAAGCAATAAAGGTTTTGCCTCTGGACCAGTAAGCTTTATGAAGATGTGGGATGCTTGTGCGGGCTCTGTGAAGTCGGGCGGAAAAAGTCGTCGTTCAGCGAAGCTAGTTTGCATGAATGTCGATCATCCAGATATTATGGACTTTATCCATTGTAAACTTTTGGAAGAACGAAAAGCTAAGTCTCTAATCGGACTAGGCTATTCGGCAGAAGAAGCATACTCGACAGTAGCCTTTCAGAATGCTAATCATTCAGTTAGGGTTACTGATAGGTTTATGGACGCTGTTGAAAATGATGACCCCTTCTTATTAATTAATAGAGGCAATGGAGAGGTTGCCAGAACTCTTCCTGCCAGAGAAATCATACAGGCGATTGCAGAAGTCGCATGGGAAACGGGAGATCCTGGAATCCAATTCGACGAAACAATGAACGAGGACAACCCCGTCCCATCAATGGGGAGAATTAATTCCACGAACCCGTGTTTTTCTGGAGACACATTGGTAGCGGTAGCAGATGGTCGGGGGATGGTCTCATTTAAACAATTAGCAGAAGAAGAAGTAGATGTTCCTGTCTATACTATTGGAGAAAATGGGAAGCTAAAAGTTGCAAACATGAGCAACCCAAGAAAAACCAGAGAGAAAGTACCTGTTTATGCAGTGACTTTTGATTCTGGACTAACTGTAAAAACGACCATCGATCATGAATTTCTTTCTCCTGATGGTATATTAATCCCTCTAAAGGATCTAAAAATAGGCGATGGAGTTAAGTCTGTCATTAAATATCAGGCAAGATTTAAAGATGCCGTTCCTTACAAAACAAATTATAAAGGAGGCGATTACTATTTTTGGGAAAATAATGGCTCAACCCTGTTTGACCATAGGTTAATTGCCTCTTATAAACTTGGTCAAGAATCATTATCAAGGGGAATAGTCGTTCACCATAAAGATTTTAATTCATTAAACAATTCACCAGATAATTTGGAACCTTTAGACAGAGAAGCACATAATAAACTACATTCTGAGAGAATGAAAGGGCAAAATAATCCTGTATTCAAACTAAGCGAAGAAGAAAGAACTGTTTGGAAAGATCGGATTAGTGATGCAATTAAGGGAGAGAATAATCCAAATTTCAGTGGGACATCTAATGAAGATATTATAAAAGAGATAAAAGAAATTACTGCCAACTCTCAATTCGGTTACTTCACAAAAGACTCGTGGTCTGAAGCAGGATTCCCTGTGATTGGGCCCGCTTCAAAGTATAGATTTAAAAGAGTACGAGAATTTGCAGAGGCTGCCGGAGTAAAATATGTAGATAACAATCGACACCATAAAATTATTGAAAGATACAATAATCTTGTTAAGAATAATTATAAATTTAGATTCAATCCAGAGACGCTAGACTTTGTTATTGAGAAGAAATGTGAAGCCACTGGCGAAATTTTTTATGTAAATTACAAAAGAAGACATGTCTCTTTCATAAATAAAACTGTGCAAGGAATTTTTGTCAGTCGAAGAAAGATTAGATTCCTTGATGGCAAAATTAACAAAGGTTATTTAGAAGATGCAAATACGAAAAGGCGCCTAAAAAAAACATTAGAAGCATATAAGCTTTATAAAGAGAACAAGAGCGAAGATATAAACTTTAGGAAAGACTTTGCCCTTATTAGAAATATAGTACGACCAGGGAATATTTTCTGTCCTACAGTAAGTTTCTTAAAAGAAACTGCAGATAAGGTAGAAACAGAAAAAGATCTCATCGTATTAGCAGAAGAAAGAGTCGCCTCTGCCGACTTCTCTATAGGAGAAAGACGGCTAATAATTGGAGATTCCTTTAATCATACAATCACTTCCATCCAACCCGCTGGAGTAGAAGATGTTTATGACGGCACAGTAGAAGGAGAGCATCTTGTCCTTGTAGGGGGGCAAGAGAAAGTTAGTAAATTTGGTAAACCTTGCTACCATTTTATTGTTACAAGCCAATGCTCAGAATTTTCCGCAATAGATTCAAGTAGTTGCAACTTAGCCAGTTTAAATCTCATAAAATATTATAAGTCAGAGACAAATTCATTAGACTGGGATCTGTTTGGAAAAGATATTTCTATAATGATCACGGCGATGGATATCTTAATTGATGCCTCGAAGTATCCAACGGAAGATGTTCATCGTGTTACTACACAAACTCGCCCACTTGGGCTCGGCTTTACTAATCTTGGGGCTCTTCTAATAAGAATGGGCCTTCCTTATGATTCAGAAGAAGCAAGACAGATGGCTTCTGATGTCACTAGGGCAATGACTTTTAATGCTCTTGATCAAAGTATTTTACTTGGAGAAAAACTTGGTTCGTTCGCTGCTTTTGAAGAGAATAAAAAAGCAACCATTTCTATTTATGAAAGGATTGCAAATAGAAAACTTGCTCCTGATGTTAAAATCAGAAACTCTCAGCTGACATTGCTTGCTCCAACTGGCTGTTTGGCTTCTGACACGCTAATATTAACTTCGGATGGATTAATTGAGATTAAAGAGCTTGGTAACTCTTTTAGCCCACAATGGCAAAACATTAATACTAAAATTATACAAGAAAGTAATCCCTCTTGCGCTACTAAATTCTTTATTAATGGACCAGCAAATACTATCTCAATAACAACAAGGAGAGGACACAATATCACTTCTACCCCAAATCATAAATTTAGAGTGATCGACAATGAAGGTGCCTATGTTTGGAGAGAGGCACAAGAGATCAAAGAAGGAGATCTAATCGCTCTTAGACTTGGTGGGCACGAAGAACTTCTTGAAGACAAAGAGTATATTCAAATTAGTTCACCCACAAAAGAGACAAATCAAAATAATTTTATCCTTGATGAGCACGTCGCTTCTGTCCTTGGATATTATATGGGGGATGGATTTTTAAAAGAAAAGGGCGGCTTACATCTTGTTATTAACAACAAAGATAAAGATCTTCTTCTCTGGTTCTCTTGGTGGGCAAAAAGGACAGGGACAAATATAACCATTGAAGATAAAGAAGGATGTTTTATTGCAAATAATAATAGCCGTTCTCTTTATAAATGGTTTAAAGATAACTCTTTGGCAAAACCAAAAGGGAACCATGGAGAAGGCGCTGCTGGTGCTTTTATTCCAAAACAGATATTAAGATCTAATACAAAAGTGCTTTGCGCTTTCTTAAGAGGGCTGTTTGAGGCAGATGGAACTATTACGTTTAATGGAGCTAATAATGTTCCCTTGATTGAATTAACCACAGTAAGCGAAAGATTAGCCAAAGAAGTAATGATAACCTTGGAGTCTTTAGGTATTCCAATAACTTTACATAAATACGATAACATATTAGGAAGCTTTGGGAGTAGAAGAAAATACCGAATAAGCATAGCAAGCACTAATGGAGCAGAAATCTTTAGCAAAAAAATCAATTTCTTGTCTACAAGGAAAAAAGAAAGACTTAGTAAAGCAGTTAGCAATATCTCTTATCCGTGTAATAGAAATAATAGACTAAGACATCAAGCTCTTATTGATGATCTTTATCTTTTATCAAAAGGATTGCCATCAAAAATACGCCAAGATATTTTAACAAGAAAGACTTTTGGAAAATTTAATCTAGATTGGGCAAGAGAATTAATAAATCATAACCCAAAACTAGAAAACTCTAAACTTAGTTATATTACAAAACTTAACAATTTACAATTTATAGAAGTTTCAAAGGTAGAGACGACAAGAGAAAAAGAGACATATGACTTATCTGTTCCAGAAAACAATACTTATACTGCTAATGGTTTTATAAGCCATAATACCATAAGTTTTATGATGGATGCCGACACAACTGGTATTGAGCCCTTGTTCGCGCTAAAGGCAACCAAGACCTTAGCTGGTGGCGGGACTATGGAGATTATTCCTGAATGTGTGCAAAATAAATTTAGAGAATTCGGGATAGAGAGAACGGATGAACTAGAAGAAAGTTGGCAAGACATATTTAAGACCGCCAATGAGATTCATTGGAGAGATCACATCCTTATGATGGCTGCTTGCCAGCAGCATCTTAATGGAGCCATAAGTAAAACAATCAATATGCCTGCAGATGCTACAGTAGAAGATATCTTAAAGGCATATCAATTTGCTTATAAGAACGGTCTAAAGGCCTTGGCAGTCTATAGAGATGGTTCAAAAAGTATGCAGCCTATGAGAGCTGCTAGCAAAGAAGATGCTCCAGAAGAGCTTGTAGAGCCTCAAGAGCCACAATGGCAGGCAGTCAGAAGAAGGTTGCCTTCTACTCGGCAGGCACTAAATCATAAATTCAATATTAATGGAATTGAAGGGTTCATCTCTCCTGGAATGTATGAAGATGGTACTTTAGGTGAGGTCTTTATCCGCGCGCAGAAGCAAGGATCGAGCATCTCCGGCTTATTGGATTCTTTCGGAATCATACTATCTCTTGCTCTTCAGTACGGAGTTCCTCTAAGTGTCATTTATGAGAAGCTAAAGCAGACCAGATTTGAGCCAGCCGGTTATACAGATAACCCTGATATCAGGTTCACTACTTCTATCATGGACTACCTGGCAAGATATCTGATGCTTACTTTCGGAGAAGAAGAAGTTGAGATAATTAATATGGCACTTCCAAGTATTGTTCCTACGGCAGAAGAGCCAGTAAAGATGGATCTCTCGGGCCCACCATGTCAGTATTGTGGGAATATGACAAGACTCGTGGGAACCTGTTTTCTCTGCACAGTGTGCGGTCAGTCTGGAGGTTGCTCGTGATCCGATACATTAAGAAAGACGACAATAGAACAAAATTTTTTGGAGGCAAGAAGAATGGTAGATAGTCAATACACAGAGCTATTAACGAGACTAAATTTTATTATTAATCATTTAGAGCAAGACCTAAGATTGCTTAGAGAACTAAGTCAATCCATTGTTAGTATTAGACTACGTTCTTCTCCGGCTGAAAAAATGTATTTTGAGGATAGAGTAAAAGATGATGACAGAGTGGGAAACCCGCCGCAAGCCTCTGGGCTTTAGCCCGAGCGGACAGGCGGGTTTTTCTTGGTTTCAACGTCGCTTTGTGCTTGTTTTCTTGTTGTGCATGTGTATATTGTAGACAGAGAGAACGACAAAACATGGACTATCAGAGAGACGAACACCGAGTGCATCTAGTGGTTTTTCACCTGGTATGGACTCCCAAGAGGTGCAAGGCCATTTTGGTTGGGGAGATCGCGGAGGATTGCAAGACCCTCATCGAGAACAAGTGTCAGCAACAGGGTTGGACCATTCTCCAACTGGCGGTGCAGCCCGACCACATTCATTTGTTTGTCCGTGTGTGGCCCGAGACATCCGCTTCGCAGATCGTAAAGGAATGCAAGGGGCTTACTTCTCACGAACTGCGAGCCAAGTACCCCGAGTTGAAGCGCCGCCTCCCGTCTCTGTGGACACGGTCGTTCTTTGCGGCTACCGCTGGAAATGTGAGCCAGGAAACAATCCAGAAGTACATCGTGGCGCAGCGAGGACTTTGATGTTGAAGACTTTCCGATATCGGCTCTACCCGAGCAAGGCGCAACGAAAGTTGCTGGACTCGACGTTGGAGACGTGTCGCCGATTTTACAACGACTGCTTGGCCGAGCGGAAAGATGTTTTCGAAACCGAACAACGCAGCGTCGGAAAGTTCGAGCAGTTGAAGCACGTCAAGGAAAGCAAAGCGACCAACCCCTACACCAGGGGCGTGCACAGCCACATCTTACAGGTGGCCGTGTCGGATCTGGACAAGGCATTCCAGGCGTTCTTTCGTCGCGTGAAGGCCGGGGAGAAGGCGGGTTATCCACGTTTCAAGGGACGCAACCGCTTCGACTCTTTCGGGCTGAAAGAACTCGGCAACGGGTTCAAGATCGACGGACGGCGGCTGAAGTTATCAGGCATCGGTCGCATTCCTGTTCGCTGGCATCGCACGCTTGAAGGCGATGTCAAGACGGTGCGCGTTGTGCGAAATGCGGGTCAATGGTTCGCGTGCTTCTCGTGTGAGGTCGAGGCGAAACCACTTCACTCAACTGGTAAGAGCATCGGGATCGACGTGGGAATTTCGAGTCTGATCACTACTAGCGACGGGGAGAAGATAGAGAATCCGAAGTGGTATCGCGCGGACCAAGCCAAGTTGCGCGTTGTTCAACGGCGCGTGTCCCGCAGGAAGAAGGGGAGCAATCGACGTCGCAAGGCCGTGGTGTTGTTGCAACGGCAACACGAGAGGACGAAAAATCGTAGGAAGGATTTTCTAAACAAGTTGGCGTGCATGCTGATTGTTGCCAACGACATGATCGCCATCGAAGATTTGCAGATCCGAAATATGGTTCACAATCGGCACTTGTCCAAGAGCATCATGGATGCGGGTTGGGGATATTTACGGCAACGACTTGAAGCCAAAGCGGTAGAAGCTGGACGTCAAGTCTTCGCGGTTGATCCAGCCTACACGTCTAAGTCATGCTCCGATTGCGGGACCGTTTTCGAGGATCTGAAATTGAGCGATAGGTGGATACGTTGCGATTGCGGACTATCACTGGACCGCGACCACAACGCCGCCTTGAACATTCTCAGGAGGGGACACCTCCTTCGGGAGTTAACGTGGGCCGCCAGAGGGCCGTGCGTATCCCGAGAAGCCGCTGGGTTTTAACCCATGCGGAGTGTCACCTTGGTTGATTTCTCTTGCATGATCTAAAAATATAAAGTATTGTCTTCCACATGGAAGAAGAAAATCCTTATATTGGCTGCAGAAATAATATCTTAGATAGAAGTTGGGTCACTGAGCTTTGGATGCGCGTCATCCAAAAAGCTATAGATGATTTAGCTGTAGCTATCCGAATGCATGAAGACGGAGAACCATTATCCGAAGAGGATAAATTCAATGCAGATACTGCTTATAACTTCTTGTTTATAGATGGTTATACAATCAGCATTGGCGACGCAGAGAAGCCAAAAGATATCACAACAGCAGAACTAATCAGTATCTGGGGGTGTGAAGATATAAATATGTGGAGAGAAGGAATAGTAGAGAAGCTAAAGCAGCTTGTCGAAGAAAAGCGCAAGGCTGTCTATACTAGGAGAGGAAGACTCTAATGGAATTCAAGGAACAACAGATAAAAGAGATGACTGACTTCCTGGATAGTTTCCAAGCGGGTGATAACTCTCCTGGAAATGAAGATGATCATTACTTTGGGAAAGTACAGCCAATTGATTTCATTGAAGATCAGGACCTCGGCCCGCACGAAGCCAATATCGTAAAGTATATTTGTCGCTGGCAGCGCAAAGGTGGAATTACAGACCTGTTGAAAGTAGCCTGGTACACCATGCGTCTGATAAAATTGGTCCAAAGGAGAGAGGCGCTAGCCAAGAAACTATCCCAACCAAGTACGCCTCCACTACCTGAAGCATCAGGACCAGTTATAGTTAGAGAAGGACCGACCCGGCCAAGCACAGCACCAAAGTTAGGCTGGCCATGATGTCCTATCGACAAAAAGGAAGTGGCTTTAATTGTCAGTAAAGAAAGTATTAGATGTGATTAGAGAGTACTGTCCAGATGCCAGTATCGGTTATATGAACGAGACCTGGTGGGGCAGACTATTGCCAGAGTCTTTAAGAAGAGCAGTAAGAACTATTTGGAACAGAGTATACTTTTATACTCGCGAGCTAATAAGCGAAAGAGTCTTGGCTCACGAAGGGATTCATATCTTTGATAGATCAATTCCATTCATTATTAAGTATCTATCTCCTCAGATCTTTGGCATCGTCCCGCTAATCTTTTCCATAATCGGATTCGCTACTGGACTATGGCAAGCAGCATTGATCTGTCTACTGATTACTTTTATCCTTGTAATTCCTTGGCCTGCATACTATAGATGGGAGCTAGAGAAGAGAGCCTATCTGCTCTCATTGGCAGAGGTTTACTGGAAGTATAGGACAATTGATCCTGGAATCATAGACTATATTGCCGACTCTATCAGCGGCCCTATATATTATTATATGATTTGGGGTTATAAAAATGCCCGAAAAGAAGTGCAGAGACTTGCTGACTTAGTAACAGAACACAGTGGGAAGATCTGGGAAATAAACGAGCCCCCATTTGACGAGAAACTTTTAAAACTATATCGCAAATTCTACGAGGCGATAATGGGTTTTTAGATGTCCAAGCACAGAAGAGCAATCCGACTTACCGCAAAAGAGAGAAGAAGAGTAAAACCAATTTCTCCTGCATATACTTTTTCTTACAGCCCTACGTGGGTTAATCTTCCTTCTGTAGCTCCTTTCTCTTACAACGATCCTCCAATATGGAGTACTGATCCTCTTCCAGTATTTACAGTAGAGACAGGGACAACAGCGGCCAATACAACGAATCTTAATCCTTCTCATTATACAATTCAGTATAATGGCAATTCTTATACTTTATCTCTCGATCCTAACACCAATAACTTGGCGTACTAATGTCAAAACATAGAAGGAATAAGAGAGCGAAGCGTTTAGAGGGGCAAAATAATTGGAGCCCAGAGGCTAAAAGGATTTACGATTTAATTGTACAATCTATTCAAGAAGCCACTGTCCCATTTATTGGAACCCCTGCTACTCGTTGGAACAGCGAAAGAATGATCATGGAAGTACAAAGAGCCATTGGCCCGCATATGCACGATATACAATATGATTATGATACTCTTAGCGGTAATCTTGAAGTATCGGGGATAGTTAATACGTCACAAGTTCTTGGTTCTTGGCCGCATGAAGAAGTTGCTCAAATTAATATTCGATTGGATTAATAATGTCCAAGCACAAGAGAGCCCAGAACAAGAAGAGGAAGGAGCAATCCTGGCTTCTCAGCCCGCGATGGGGAGAACACTCTCTGTCCCCCGACGAAAAGATTATCGTATTTAATAGAACAACAAGCTTTATTATTTCACAACTGTCTAATGATCTAATGTCCGCACGGCCAATAAATGCAATAGAGTTTCTTAAAACTAGATTAGAAGCCTTTAAACAAATCTTTCCCAAGATATCTTATTTTTCTGTCAGAGAGGTAAGAAGGCTTAATGCCAGGCAAGAATTTTATAAGATAAATATATTTATGTATGACGGCGAGATCACTGGATCTTTCATCCTAAGAAGCGAACATGTCGAAGCATAGAAGAAGACAAAAGAAATTGGTAGCCGAGAAGAAAGCGTTTGATATTTATTATCATCGTCTTCTTCAAGAATGGGAAGATGCCTACAAGAACACATATCTAACAAGCAATTCTGTGACATCTCTGCCTTCTATCTCTTTTGCAGATATAAATAATCAGGATTGGAGCCAATGCCGCCCTCTAACGATGGAAGACTTTGAAAGAGTACGCAAACTAATTATGGGAGAACCGATATGAACGAAGCAGCACTTGACACTCTAAAACAATTACAGGCATCTATTAACAAGAAGTGGGGCAAAGGAGCAGTTACTACATTAGACTCTAGGTCGCCGTATGATAGAGAAAATGCCATTGATTCTGGCTCACTAGGATTAAATCTGGCTCTTGGTATTGGCGGCTATCCAAGAGGAAGAATTATTGAAATTGCTGGGATGGAGTCGGCCGGAAAAACAACTCTTGCCTTAGAAGCAATTGCAACGGAACAAGAGCTAGGACACCTCTGTGCATTTATCGACATGGAGCATGCTCTTGATGTCGTGTATGCTTCTAAGTTAGGAGTAGATACGCATCAACTTCTTTTGTCGCAACCAAGCTATGGCGAACAAGCATTAGATATTACAGAGATGCTAGTTCGTAGCAACCAAATAAGTCTAATTGTTGTAGACTCTGTGGCTGCGTTAGTCCCTCAGAAAGAGTTAGAAGGAGATGCAGGAGAATCTCATGTAGGACTTCAGGCTAGAATGATGAGCCAGGCCATGAGAAAACTAGCTGGTCCATGTAATACATCACAAACGACCATCATCTTCATTAACCAGTACCGCCAAAAGATCGGGGTTATTTACGGATCAAATGACGTTGTTTCAGGAGGAATGGCCTTAAAGTTCTATGCTTCTCAACGGTTAGATATACGCAAAGTTGGCTCTAATAAAGATGGAGACGAAATCGTCTCTAATGAAGTAAGAGTAAAAGTTATTAAGAATAAGATGGCAGCACCATTTAAAGAAACACGATTCAATATCTTATTCGGCAATGGCATAGATAGAATATCTGAGATATTCGATTTAGCCATTGAGAATGAGATTATCGAGAAGTCTGGTTCATGGTTTAAATATAATGGAGAGAATATTGGTCAGGGTGAAGCAACAGCAAAAGAGTGGATGACCAGTACTTCTGAAATCCAGGAAAAGATTACGAGTGCCGTAATCAAAAAGGCATTAGGAGAAACAAATGACTAAGAAGAGCAAAGTTACCGGACTTATGTTTAATGCATACTGTTCTTATAAAGCATGTGACAATGATAAGGTCTTTCCCGTTATGACGGCCGGGACAAGGTGCCCATCTTGTGGAAAGCCTTTGTCTTGGGCCGGAGAGAATCTAGAATTCAATCCTAGATTGCCAGAAGACGAAACAAATAAACGGTGGAGAGAGACCACTAACCATAAGTGGAAGGCCTAATATGGATTCAAAACAATATATTTCTGATGTCGGCAAGACTGTCTCTGGCGATATGCCAAAGATTCGTGAGCGGCTAGAGAGAACTTATCCACTCTTGTTTGAGTATCTCTATAATCTTATGGCCTCATCTGGAGACCTTGATGAACTGAAAAAATACATCTTCTACGGGAAAGAATCTCTCCTTATCCAAAATCAGTTAGCTTGTCATGCTCCTGCCCGGCCAACAACACTTGAATGCGATAGAGCTGCAACCCAGTTCTCGGATTCAGAGATAAATGTCCTACATGGGATTGTAGGAGTAGCGACCGAAGCTGGCGAAATGATTGAGATGTTTATTAACTTTATGGAAGGCCAGCAATTAGATAGAGTTAATCTTTGCGAAGAACAAGGAGATAGCTTTTGGTACCATGGTCTCCTCGCGAAAGAGAACAATACTACCTTCGAAGATATCTTTGAAAAGAATATCGCCAAACTGAAGAAACGCTACGGAGAGAAATTCTCTAATGACAAGGCTATAAATAGAGATCTTGTTATCGAGAGAGAGATTCTAGAAGGCGTAAAGGATATCTAAATGAGCGATGAGTCATTAACACTACATTGGATGCAGCGAGCACTTGATGCAGAAGACAAGCTTACTATTATAAAAGCCGACTGTGACGCTGCTCGCCGAGAGCTATGCGAAGCAAAAGAATGGTATGAACCAAATCCATTTTATGAAAGCTACTCTGGTGGCGCGCAAGGACAAAGACATTCTAAAGAAGAGTATGCCCTAAAGCGCGGCTGGAGCTATCTATACGAAGATGAAGTTCCTTAACATCCAGATAGCCAAAAAATGTAACTCGTGCCAACAATCTCAGCTCGTTGTCGTAAAGGGCATAGACGAGTTTGGCTTTGAAAGAACTCTTGTTCGCTGTCGGTACTGTGGCAAATCCGCTACAGATGGAAAAGGAACTTTTATCCATTACGCCGGAGCAATAGCAGAAAGAACGATAGAATATCTATTGGAGATATCTCCGTTGACCGTAGAGTCAGAAAGTAATTCCAATGAAACTGGAATATTATAATAAAGCTCTCCAATCCACTACATATACTGAATTTGCCAGCTGCTTTAATAAGGGCTGCAGCCGGTGTTCTCTGTCTAACCATGAGGGGAACTACCCAGTTCTTTATAGGGGCCGCCCAGAAGCCTCTATAGCCCTATTTGGAGAAGCCCCTGGTCTCAGGGAGCGAGAGCTAGGAAAGCCCTTTACCGGGCCAGCAGGAAGCCTCCTGGACGATATCTTCAGGGCAATAGGAATTGATACCAATAAAGAGCTGTTTATCTCAAATCTTTGCTTTTGCCGCCCTGTAGCAGATGTAGGTTCAGGTAAGCAAAACTATACACCCAAGCTAGAACAGATTGTAAGGTGTTGGCAGTTCGGGAAGAAGGCCCTAGAACTTCTGAACCCGAAGATTATTATTGCTTGCGGTTTGCCTGCAGCTAAGGTACTCTTGGGGGATGAAACTCTCCGGATGGGGGAGATAGAAGGCCGATGGCTAAAGGATAACATCTTTATCATGCGCCACCCAGCAAGCATTCTACACCAATCAAACTATCCAGACGTCCAACACGAGACCAAGAGAAAAGTCTGGGAATATATGAAGCACTTTCGGGATACTTATAAAACAAAGTTATAGGAGTATAGATGACAATACTAAGCGAGCGTGGAATTGCGGAAATTAGTCCGGATGATCTTGGTCCTCGTTGTCCAGTAATATGGCTAAACGACTTTTCTCAAGAATCAGCCAAGTCATTCTTTGAAGCAATGAGCATGTTCTTGAGCAATGAAGACATCCATAGCATTGTGATCTACATCGATTCCTTTGGCGGCGAAGTAGACGCACTGGCTACCATTGCGGAACTGATAGAGACTAGTACCAAGCCAGTATATACCTGTGTTATTGGTAAGGCTTTCTCCGCAGGAGCTATCCTAGCTTCTCTTGGTACGCCAGGGCACAGATACTGTTCTCCTAATAGTCGGATGATGTACCACAGAATCGCTATTACAGAGTTTGAAACCCCGGCCGAGAAGATTATGCATCTGGCCAAAGAGATTGTAAGAGTAAATGATCTCTGGCTTAAGAAAGTAGTTGCCAAGAGCAAGATGGACTGGAAGAAATTCAACGAGTCTCTTGATAAATGTGGTGGGGAGTGGTTCTTATCTGCGAAAGAAGCTCAGAAGCTTGGGCTTATAGATCATATCGGCGTCCCTAGAATTACAGAAATTCGTCAGTGGCGAATTGAGACTAGCGAAAAGTAATCTAATTGCCTACATTTGTACACCTTCACGTACACTCGGATGGAAGTCTCCAGGACGGAATTTCGAGTGTTAAGCGTATTGTTGAGAAAACCAAAGCGCTTGGTATGCCAGCTGTATCTATTACAGACCACGGCAGAGCGGGCAGCCTATTAGATTTTTATAAGACGTGTAGGAAGAATGAGATCAAGCCTTTGCTGGGACTTGAGGCTTATGTGGCTCCAAGAAGCCATACTTTAAAAGAACCAATTGATGGATTTAGCACTTCATACCATCTAACTTTGTTAGCTAAAAATGCCACTGGGTTGAAGAATATCTTTAGGCTAACCTCTCTCGGCTGGCTAGAGGGTTTCTACTATCGGCCTCGGGTAAGCACAGAACTACTTAAACAATATAGAGAAGGACTTATCGTTCTCTCTGGCTGCGGCTCAGGTTACATCTCCAAGATGTTCTTGGACCGCCAAGACAAAGAAGCTTATGAGCACGCAAAGCTGTTAAGAGAGATCTATAAGGATGACTTCTACGTAGAAATTCAAGACCATGGGATAGACTGGCAAGCGCCATTAAAAGAAAAACTCATCCATCTAAGCAATCAAATGAGCATCCCTGCAATAGCAACACAGGACTCTCATTTCATTGAACATGACGAGTATCTGCTTCATCAGAAGGTTTGCCGTCTGACCGCTTCTGATCTAGAATTTAGTACAACAGAAACATACTTTAAAAGCTACGATGAGATGCTGGTGCGCTTTGGCCAGACACCAGAGCTGCTCCATCGTACGGCGGAAGTCGCAGAGAAGTGTAATGTTGAATGGGATTATGGCAGAACAATCTGGCCAGTATACCCGTTGGAGAAGACGACACCTGATGAAGAACTTGAACGCCTCGCTACGGAAGGATTTCATAAACTCTTCGGAGAAGGCACAGAAGTATACAAAGAGAGATTCAGATATGAGCTGGCCGTCATCAAAAAGATGGGATTCTCAACCTACTTTCTCGTTGTCCAGGATCTTATCAATTGGGCTAAAGACAATAAGATACCTACAGGACCGGGTAGAGGATGTCTGGTTGGGGGAACTCCAGTCTTTCTGGCTGACGGGAGAACAAAAAAACTGGCAGAAATTGAAATCGGAGATAAAATTATTAATAAAGATGGCAGACCAGGAACAGTTACTAAAGTTTTTGAGTATCCTGTCGAGGAAGAGCTAGTCAGACTCGAAACATTTTATGGAGATTTCGAAGGGATTATTCTTACTAAAGACCATCTTGTTTTTGGAGAGAAGACAAAACATGTAGAAAACTATTTTAAATGGAGTAAGACGACCCAAAAATCTCAGAAGAAATACAAGCCCCTCTCTTGGGAAATTGAAGAGATAAAGGCTGATAATCTTAATGTTGGGGACTGGGTCTTGTTTCCGAAAATTGAGATCTCTCCCATCCTTCCACCAGAGAAGATAGATCTTGCTCCTTATATCTCTTTAAATAGATATGACTGTTCTATAGAACAGAACTTAATTATAGAGTACGTCCCGAATAATGAACCTTTTATTGGATCCGTCCATGATATCCATAGGCAGACCAAAATCTCTAGAGGGGCAATTAAACATTTTAGAGATAATCAAGATCCAGAGAGAAAGAATACGAGACAAGAGGAAGCAAGAAAAACTGTTAAAAAATATATCCTTTCCAAGTTCTCTTCTTTAGAAGAGTGGAGACAAAACTCATTTCGAAACAAGACAAAAGAGGTTTCTGTCTCTAGATATATAAATCTTGATGAAGAGTTCTTCTGGATTCTTGGTAAATGGGCAGCAGACGGATGGCTTCAAAAGAGATCAGATAGGACGTGGGGGATCTGCTTCAATTCAGAGAATGAGATTCTACAAGCAGAGAGAGTCAAGAGATGGCTTAGAGCTAACAATCTTAATTTTGAAGAATACCCACATGCGATAAACAAGCTATTACAAATAGAGGTACATTCTGGGTTATTTTGTCATTGGTGGTCTAACCTATTCCCTGATTACCGATATACTTCTCAAACCAAAGCATTCCCACGTTTTGTTTCTTCTCTACCAGAGAAACATCTTAAAAGTGTATTAACTGGATATATAGAGGGAGATGCAGGAGAAGAACAAGGGAGAATTAAGATAACAACTACCTCTAGAAAACTTGCGCATCAAACTAAATTTAATCTTCTAAGATTAGGGATTCCTTCCTCTATAAGGTTTGAAGAGAGAGAAGACTCTAGAGAGAATTTTCCTGACGAAACAGAGTCGTACCATCTAAATATTCCAATAGTTGACTTCCTTGCAGAGTTATATCCTTCTCATGCTACAATTAAAAGATATAACTGGGAAAGAAGAGACGGTCAGATTCTCTGTAAGATAAGGAGTAAAAAATATATTAAAGACATAAAGAAGGTCTATGATATATCCATAGATAACGATCCTTCTTACTTAACTTCTTCTGGAGTAGTTCATAATTCTGGTGCGGGATCTCTAATCTGTTATTGCCTTGGTATTACCGGCGTCGACCCTATTAAATATGGTTTGTACTTTGATCGCTTCCTGAATAGTGAACGCATCTCTCTGCCAGACCTGGACTTAGATATGTGTCCGCGCGGCAGGAAGCAAGTCCTCCAGTATGTTATGAGCAAGTATGGAGAGGACCGAGTTTGTCAGATTGGTACCTATGGAGCCTTTAAACCAAGAGGCTCTCTTAGAGACTTTGCAAGAGTTTGTGGCTATCCGCCAAGCGTAGGAGCCGAGCTGGCAAAGCTTATTCCTCCAGATGTAGCAGGGAAAGCATTAACTTTTGACGAAGCAGTCCATGCTGAACCAAAGCTACTAACTACTGGCTATCCAGAAGTAGTTGATTTTGCCAGGAAAGCAGAGGGGCTAAGGACAAAAGCTGGTGTCCATGCAGCTGGAATCGTTATAGCGGATCGCCCTCTTACAGATATTCTTCCTCTGTTTAAAGGGAAGAGCGATGAAACAGCAACCCAGTTTGACATGCATGATGTCGAAGAGCTTGGCCTGGTAAAATATGACTTCCTTGGTTTAATTAACCTAACTATAATTGATGATACTATCAAGCTGATCGAGAAGACAAAAAGAATCAGGATCGATATAAATAACATAGATAGAGAAGACCAGGCTGTATACGAAAACATCTTTCAGAAGGGCGAGCTGGATGGCGTGTTCCAGTTTGAAACATCCTCTGGATTCAAAGATCTCTGTGTCCGCGTAAAACCATCTTCAATCGAAGACCTATCAGCGATAACAAGTATTTTCAGACCTGGTCCTATTGGAGCTGGCCTTCTTGAACAGTACATCGCCCGACGCAATGGAACAGCTTTTGAATACCTTGACCCTCGACTAGAGCCCGTCTTGAAAGAGACCTTGGGAGTATATTGCTACCAAGAACAAGTCATGCGCATCTGTACTGACTTGGCAGGATATACCGCCGCGCAAGCAGATGATATGAGAAAAGCTATCGGTAAAAAGATTGCCGATAAGATGAAAGAACATCAAAAGCTTTTCGTTAACGGTTGTAAAGCGAACGGGATAGACGAAGAAGTCGCAACAAAACTATTCACAGACATAGACGGCTATTCCAAGTACGCATTTAACAAGGCACATGCCGTTGCATATTCCATAATTTCATTCGCTACTGCCTGGCTGAAACACTATTACAAAGAAGAGTTCTACTGTTCGTTGTTCAACAATACCCTTGGACAACAGGATCAGCTGGTAAAGTATATCTATTCCTGTAGGCAGCAAGGAATCCCTATCCAGCCGCCAGATATAAACAAGTCCTATGCTGAATTTACATTGGATAATGGCACGATTATCTTTGGTCTGGCCGGAGTAAAAGGGATCGGAGAGAAAGCTTGTCAGCAATTCCTTGAGAAACGTCCAGAAGATGGCATCCAGAATCTGGATGATTTATTCTCTTTGGGAATGAACCAGGGAATCCTGAAGTCTTTGGCTAGATGTGGAGCGTTAGAGGGAATTTCTGAGATCCCTAGCAGCCAATTAGAAGAAGCGATAGAGACACTGGCTACTTACTATAAGAAGCTGGCAACTTGGGAAGAGAGAAAAATCCGCTGCGAAACAAGAGAAGAAGAAAGACAATCCTGCATAGATACTGGCGAGCCACCGCCAAAGAGATTGCCTAAGTTACCCAATAGACCTGAGTTTCCAGCAATAACGGAAATCAGAAAAATCTCTCGCGCAGAGAAGCTAGCCTTAGAACACGATACTCTTGGCTTCTATTTAACTGGACACCCGCTAGATGACTATCCTAGTCTAACCAGGATGGCGAGCTGTACGATTGAAGAGATTATTGAAGATAGCAAGGGCGGAGAGGTAGTAACGATACCAGCCGTTGTATCAATTCTCGAACGACGGAGGACCAGAAAAGGCCAAGACATGGCTAACATTATTCTGGAAGATCGTACGGGGAGAATAGAAGCGACCATCTTTCCTAAGACATGGGTAAAAGTAAAAGATACATTTGACGTTGGTCAAATAGTTATTACCTCTTGTAAGATAGATCGAGAAGTTCCATTTGAAGAGGGAGCAACAACCGTAGCGAAACTTTATTTACAAACAATATCCCCAATTAAAAACGAAGACTATATAATGGCCGAGATGAGTAATTTGAAGATGGATCTTCATGATGGATCAAGTGTATGGTTTATAACCGATAAGGAAACGGACTTTAACAAATGGCAAAAAGCAAAAGCACTAATACAAAACCTGGAGTAGCGATGAGCACACCTTTATGGTCCGACGAAGAAATTGGTTTTCTCCTCAAGCTAATTGAAGAGGAAGACGACATTAGGTATTTCAATCTTTCGGAGAAGATGGAAGACAATGGCTTCTTCCGTTCGCCAGAAGCTATTAGAAAGTTCTTTGGCCGGAACAAACAGTACAAGCCAGAGAAGAACTTACTGATGTCTTTAATGCCAGACGAACGAGAAGTCCGCAACGTTGGAGAGAAAGATCTTCTCGGCCGGATTGAGGAATCAAAGATTCAGATTGAGCTGGCCTCAGAACGCCAGTTCAAAGACTTGGGTCTGCCAAAGGATCCGGCGATAAAGATCCTTTGTGTCTCAGACCTTCACTTCCCCTTCCATAACAAGAAGGTTGTCGAGCATGCTATCGAGAACCATTCTGATGCAGACATCTTGGTAGTAAACGGAGATATCTTCGAGGGCTTCATGGTCAGCAAGTGGCCGAAGAAGAAGACAATTCTATTAGAATGGGAGTATAAGCTGGCAGCAGAGTTCCTGAGAGAAGTTGCTCCACGCTTTAAGCACGTCGCTCTGACTTCAGGAAATCACGAGTACCGGCTTAATTCTTATTTCGCCGCCAACGTAGATCCAGGAGTAAACTTCCTGGTTTGTAATGATATCTTAACCAAGCTATCTGGTGGATGGGATTTTGATGAGGGCGGGGAGTTCAAGAAGCTTTATAACTTTGATAACGTTTATTATAAGGGCGGCCTTGGAAGCTGGTATCTCAAGATTGGGAAGACAATCTTTGCTCACCCCAGATTCTTTAGCTCTGTCCCCATGAGAACAGCCATTAAAGCTTGTGAATACTTCAAAGACCGAGAAGACTTACAATGTGTGGTAATGTCCCATTGCTTTGATGAAGAGACAGAATTATTAACAGACAACGGATGGAGAAGCATTGACAGCATCTTAGAGACAGATCGTCCAATAACAATGAATCTAGAAACAAACAAGCTTGAACTTAATAAATGCGATGGCGTCTATAAATATAATAATTTAAACGAGTTAATCGTATTCTCAAATGATTCAGGTTTTGAAGTCGCCGTAACTCCCGAACACGGGATGATCTCTTCAACCGTTCATTGTAGAGATAGAAAATGGCGGAAAACGATAGCAAAGGATATCGAAGGACTTAATCGTGTCTATATCCCTGCAGCAGGAGAATGGGAAGAAAACAACGACGCGGATATCTCTAATGAATTACTAAAAACATTAGCGTGGGTAATCACAGAGGGATCTTTAGACCATCTTGATAGTGGAAACTTTCGAATTCGTATTTCTCAGTCAAGAGACAAAAACGACTACCCACAACACATAGAAGATATTCTCGACAAAGAGAATATAGAATACACGAAAGCATTACGATATACAGCAGATTCGACAAAACATGGACAACATCGTAATTATGATGCTTATACATATACAATTGGAGTCGAGAACACAAAGAAGCTTTTGCCCTATCTAGATATAAGGACAAAAACACTAAAACACGAGTTCATGATGTCTCTGTCTCTAAGACAACGGAAGCTCTTTATTGAAGAATTATGTATGGGAGATGGTAGTAAATGTGGCACGCCCTACTTTAGGCACTACTACAGCAAAAATATTACTTTGTTGAACCAGTTTCAAACACTTTGTGTGCTATCGGGGATCAGAACTAAAATCTCTCCAAGAAAAGACGGTACTTATGTTGTTTATCTAACATATTCTGATTTTAGGACGATCATGAAATCGGAGAGACAGTCTTATTCAGGAAGAACATGGTGTTTATCTGTACAAAATGGCACTCTAATCGCGAGACGGAAAGGCTCAACTTTTATAACTCAAAACACTCATAAGCTTGGCCAGTATGTCTTACATGACAAGCTAATCATCGAGCAAGGGTGCTGCTGTGTCCCCATGGACTACGAAGCAGATGGCAGGAATGCACCTTCTCTACAGTCATTTGGATACGCAGTTATCTATATGGATAAAGATGGCAATGTAGACTTTGAGAAATCAAAAGCTATATATAGAGGCACTGGTGCCCCGATCAAGGCAGATGACCTTCTGCCAATAGCCTTTGGTTAGGAGATTAGAATGGACGAAGAACGGAAAACACCTTCCCCGGCAGAAATGATAGGAGCCCTTTTAGGCCAAGTCGACTCTGGCCCAGTGGGAAAAGCAATTGAAGTATTACAGAAACAACTAGATGCTGTCTTCCACCATATCCAGGTACAGACAACTAAAATTGTCCATAGCCTTGGATCTACCAGAATAGACGTAATTCATTCCAAACTAGTTACAGGGATGCTTGTCCAGACTTTAATTGACAAGGGCGTCTTCTCTAAAGAAGAGTTCGACAAGCTCTACGACGAGAGAGTCGTAAAGGCCATGGATGAATATGTAATGAGCATCAAGACCGCTATGGAACAAAAGCAAGAAGAGGCTGAGCCTCCCCAAGAAGAAGACGCAGAAGTAATCCCTATGCCTATCCCGGCAGCAAGCAAAGAAGAATAGGAAGTATTAAATGCCCATATTCTCATTAGTCGACCTAGAGAACTCGTTCCTTTGTAGAGAAGATAAATTCTCTATCCCAAGACCAGGCCTATGGCCATCCGAATCCTCTGTAGAATATACAGAAGAAGGACACCGAATCGTCCATGGCTGTTGTCTGCGCAAAGCCTGGTATAGAAGCTGTAAGTACCCAAAGACTTCGCCTCCTAATCCTGGGTTAACAATGAAAGGTGTTCTTGGCAAGAACGCAGAACGAACCCAAGTAGAGCACTGGAAACAGATGGGCCTCTGGCTTGGAAATAATGTTAAGTTCTATGATCCAAAATATTTTGTATCTGGTGAATTAGATGCAATTATAAAGAATCCAGACACAGGAGAGCCCATCGGATACGAAGTTAAATCATACTATGGATATGATGCGAACAAAGAGATCTGCGGGACGAAGAAACCACCAAGACCAGGCTCTCCAAAGATGGATCATTTCCTACAGAGTGCTGTGTATAAGTATAACTTCAGAGAAAAACTTAGTGAATATAGACTCTATTACATCGAACGCGGAGACGGACATCGATTAGAATTCGAAGTTGGCCTTATCCCAGAAGGCGAAGATTTTCGGCCGTACTGGAAACAGTTAGATGGACCCTACTGGGCAACGTATTCTGATAAGAAGGTTATTCAGCCATTTACAGTTGGCGATATCCATGCTAGATTCGTGAAGCTGGCTGAGCTGATTAAGAAGCGCGAGCTTCCTGTCCCAGATTACAATGAGTTTCTCAGTGAAGAAGAAGTAGAATGGAACTGGACTCATGGCGAACTTGGGAAAACAAAGTATGAGGAGTACAAGAAGAAGAGTGAGCCTATAAAGTCGTGGCAATGCAGTTACTGCTCATGGCTAGAACAGTGCAGAAAAGACTCAAAATAAAAATATGACTAGAAGAAAAGCCCTAATACCCCTTCAAGGAGTTGCAGCAAGCAACAGAGAAAGAAGAAATAAGTGGGAGTTTAAGAATTGGTCTTATGATCTTGGGTATTTAGTTGGAGTGTATTTAGGAGACGGGAACGTATATCTTGTAGAAAACCAAACAGGATATTTTAGATTATCTAGTATAGATAAAGACTTTTGCTCTGCAGTACAGAAAAAGATACTCTCTCTAACTGGATACAATTCAAGTATCCATTGGTATGAGAGTAGAAGACAATGGGTTCTTAGCTTTTGTAATTCAGATTTTGCTCGTTGGCTTGTAAAAACTTTTGGTAGAGCGAAGAAGAAGAGAATTAAAACCCTTCCTTCTTTAGAAGCGAATAAGGGATTAATAGAAGGAATCTTTGACTCGGAGAGCACGGTGATTAAATACACCACAATAGTAAGAATGAAAGGCAACTTAGACCCAATTAGAAAGGTTTTAAAAGAGCAGTTCAAAATAAGGATAGGAGACAAAAATATTTCAATGAAATCAAGAGCTTGCTCAATAATAAATGGAGATCGATTAGATCGAATTTCTATATCTTGCAAAGAGTATACTAGAATGGGCCTTGGTTCTTATATAAAGAGAAAAGCAATTAACGGAATTCTATACAAAAAATAATACTGCGACTGGAGAGACCAATGCAGAAAAGATGGTCACGAGCCAAGATAGTCAGCAGAGATGAGATCCCTAACTTAATAAGCCATCTTGATAGTATTGCTTTTACTTCTGGAGTATTTGATATCTTTCATGCAGGACATGCAGATTTTTTAGAACGAGCTTCTCATTATGCGACAAAGCTAGTAGTAGGAATCAATACTGATTACTCTGTTCGCGCGAACAAGGGACCAAAGAGACCAATCCTTGCAGACATAGATCGGGCTTCTACTATTGCCGCCTGTGAATATGTAGACTACGTCTTCCTGTTTAACGAGACGAATAATGCAGAGAACATAAGAATTCTGCAGCCAAAAGTTTATATTAAGGGAGGAGATTATGATGTTAAAAAGCTCTCCTCTGCAAAGCTTGTTGAAGAATACGGGGGAAGAGTCCTCGTATTGCCAATAAGAAAAGATTTGTCCACTACGAAGATTATCGAGAAGATAATTAACGGAGACAAAAATGCTTATAGCAGTTGATATGGATGGCGTTCTAGTTGATTTCGTTGCTGGTGTAATCCCAGCCATTAAAGATCTATGGGGAATAGACATCAGGGAAGAAGATCTGCTTACAACCAGTATCGCCAACGAAATATCAGAAGCTCTCATTAGAGAAGATCTTGTCCCAGAGACTCCAGCTGACATCTATACTAGGCTTTTCTGCCCTGGCTTCTTCTCTTCTCTGGCTCCAATTGAGGGCGCAGTAGAAGCTCTTGAGGATCTCCAGGCAAAAGGACATACAATTGTTATTGCCACCAAGGCGCATCTGCTGGCGGGTCATATCTTACAAGAGAAAGCAGAATGGCTAGCCAGGTATCTGCCCGATATTAACTATACTGTTATGGCCGTCAACGACATGGAAGTTAAGCGATATATTAACGCCCATGTAATTGTAGATGATGATCCAAGGGCACTGAGGAATCATCCAACCGCTATCCCTATTTGTGTCAGCCAACCATGGAATCAGGATTTTGTAGAGAATCCCGATATTGGTGCCTGCATTATTGAATCAATGTCAGAACTTCCTGCTCAAGTTGACTTTATCGACAAGCTATTAAAAGAAGATGAAGCCCTTCTCTAAGGAGGAGAATATATGAAATCTCGACTGCTTGATCTAGAAGCGGCAACTGCTGCCATACGTCCATTTCTACCTCGTTATCTACAAGATAATGGGATAGATACAACTAAGAATTTTATCTGTATCAATCCAAAACACACAGACAAAGATCCTTCCATGTCCTTAAAGCAGGACCCAGAACATGCTTACTGTTTCGCGTGCCGGACAGTTGTCGATGTCTTCTCCGCCGCTCATTATCTAGAAGGCAAACCACTCAAAGGATACAGCTGGGTTGAAGATAATCTAATGTATCTGGCCAAGAAATATGATGTCCAGCTTGAGATGGCCGACCTAACAGAAGAAGAGATCTATAAGTATAGAACTTACCAGGCGTATCGTCTTGCAGCAGAGATGGTCGCTGATCTTGAGATTGGAGATTACTCTAAGGTTAACGAAGAGTATGCTGCTAGAAGCTGGGACGCCAAGCGCTGTGCCGAATGGGGAATTGGTACCGTAGATTTTGAGGTCTTCAGGGAGCGGCTAAAGCAGGCAGGGTTCGAAAGCGGCTTCCTCGATGGGATTGATCTAAACAGGTCTAACCTTTTCAATGAGAATAATCTTATCTTTACTGTCTTTGACGACAAAGGTCGTCCTGTTGGCTTCTCTGCCAGGAATCTAAAATATACGAAAGACAAAGATACTGCAGAGGGAGATAACAAGAAGTTCAACGCCACAAGAACTACCGGACTAACCTGTAATATCTTCAAGAAGGGCGAGAGATTATACGGCTTTGATCTGGCAAAGGAAGCCAGCTCTCCGCTCTACATCTTTGAAGGCCAAGCAGACGTAATCACTGCCAGACATTTCGGTTATATGAACTGTTGTTGTGTACTAGGAAACGCCCTAACAGATCACCATATCAATCTGCTTAAGAAGCATGGAATCTTTAATATCGTTATCGTCTTCGACTCAGACGAAGGCGGAGACAAAGGTATCCAGAGAACCATTGATGAGAAGCTAGCGCCACATAAAGAGTTTAGAATTCGGCTGATTCATCTTCCAAACAATATGGACCCAGACCAGCTCTTCAGGGAAAAGGGTGCAGAAGAATTCGTTAAGCTCAAGAGATGGGATGTTTTTGAATGGAGACTGGCTCAGTTCCCAGAAGGCTCAGACCCAGAAGAGATCATAGGGAAGATGATTCCTATTATCCTGGCCGACAAGAATCATATCCATCACGAGAAGATGGCCAAAACTCTTGCTCGGATTACAGGATTCGATGCCTCTACTATCATGTCCGAGGTCAAGAGACAGCGGTCTGAGAAGGATAGAAACCTAGCTGAGCGCAAGGTAGGGATTATCGAGAATGCTTTATGGAAAGCGAAACAGAATCCCGACGAAGCAGATCTTCTATTAACAGAGGCCAGAGCAAATATTGAGGACATGCAGAGAAAATATGGCGAAGATGCCATGGCAAGTGCCTCTATGTTGGAATTCGTACTGTCTCAGAAAGAAGCAGACGAAGCCAAGTCTGGGGAATTTGCTGGCTTTCACATGTCACCCCAAGGACTTGGAAGTATTGGCAATCGACTCAATGACGATTGGAGAAAAGATACCTGGATGTGTATTGGCGGATCAAGCCAAGCGGGAAAGTCCAGCCTCTGCGCCCAGTTAGCTTATGAGATAGCAGCAGATGAAAGAAATAATGCGACTGTCATCTATCATTCTATTGATGACGCAGCTAGATTTATCCTGTTCAAGTTAGTAGCAAATGCCGCAGACGATGTTCGGCTAAAGCTAGGCTATATCGCAAATCCAAGCTATTGGAAGGAGCAGGAAGAAGCAACGAAGATTCTTAAGCTCAGAGAGAAAGGCTACAAGAAGATTATCGAGTTGATAAAAGATAATCGGCTCCTATTAAAAGACTCAAGTGATAGTCCATCGTTGTCATATGCAGAAAATCTTATTAGATATAACCGAGAGTTATATCCAGATAGGAATATTGTATTAATAATAGATAATTTTCATAAGATTCCTGACTACTCAGAAACGACAGGACACGAGCGAATCAAGAGAATTTCTAATCATGTTAAGCAGATGACGACTTCGTATCATGCAACGATTATCTCTACTGTAGAATATAGGAAGTCACAGGAATCAAATCATATTGCCGGGAACCAGGACATTGCCGACTCCAGAGCCATTGAGTATGACAGCAGCTGCGTGTTGCATCTCCATAATGATTTACATGCAAGGAAGAATAATGCAATTCTAGTCCATGAATGGGAAGGAGAGATGCTGCCAAGGCTGATTGTAGATTTTGGCAAGAACAAGATTTCCGGATACGAGGGCAAAGAATTTCTTGACTTCTTCCCAGCATCAGCGAGAATGTTTGCTGTAGACAAAGAGACAACAGAGAAAGAATGTAGAGCGAGAGAGGAGTTTTTGAAGACAGCAAAATCTAATAGATTAATATCTTGATAGGGAGAAAGAGAGATGTTATGTTTATGAAACAGTTGCTATTATTTGTCGCTGCAGCGATGGTAACAAGCACAAACAACGCGGTCTTGGAGTCTATAGTGCTCATATTAGAAAAAGCCAATAGAGCCTTAGACAAGATCGCGACAACAATTGAGACTTCGTGTCTCAAGATGGAGGAATAGATGAAACTATTCAAGTTATGTTCTGAATGTACTTATGAATTTGAGATCGCTTCGGACAAGCCCGAGAGATGCCCTGTGTGTGGCAACACTCAGCTGACAGACATCTGGCCTATGCCAGTAGAAACGGACAACGAATGGCCAATGGAAGAGGGATTAGACTACTCCTCTATGGAGTAATCATAATTATCTGGATATATTTTATTATTGTTGCAATTAAGCTATGCGTATAACACCAAGAAAGCTAGCTTCATTCGCTTACTGTCCTAGCCTGTTCTGGAGTAAGAGAACTCTTACGCCCGAGCTAACAGAGATAGAAGATTTAACCAGACTTTCTATCCTGGCGGCAGAACGGAAAAGCATGGAGAAGGGAAGCAGTGTTATCCCTGTAAAGATTGCTGGTGAATGGGAGAAGCTTTGGTGGCCGAAGGCAATAGCAGATGGACTAGAGACGAAAGAAATAGAGAAAATATCTTTTAACGTAATAAGCAAACTTCACAAATATTGTAAATATGATATTGGAAGTTCAGAGTATGTAACTGTTAGTACGGATGTACAATCCGAAGTATTATATAACGATATGATCCTGGCCGTGTCGGCTGATTTAGTAAAGATATCATCAGAGAACATTCAGAACGAATTAACCATTATAGATTTTTCAAGAAAGAATATAACAAGCTTAGGCTTGAGTACAGATATTGAGGCCCTTGCAACAGCATCGGCATTTAGCGGATTCAAAAAGACTATTCAGTACATTACGGTAGACCTATCAGAAGACAAGAAAGATTTGGCAATCTCCTCCTGCAGCTTTGACTTGGATATGCTCAGGGCTGCAGAGAGGATGATTGATTATCTTTCTCTCGGCATCTCAAAAACGATTAACTTCAAATCGAGAGATTGCAGAACCTGTAACCTATGCTTGAACTGATTTCAACAAAAAAGTTTCCAATAGATCCAACTGGAGAAACTGGAATCCTATTGCCTTATTATCGTTACGAACACAGGGGAACTATTCGCTGGCACAAAAGAGAATTCGTTGCATTCCTTGATCATCTAAAAGGTGTAGCGTATATAGAAGAGGTAGACGGAGAGAAGAGATTCAAGAAGATAACAGATGATATCTTATTTGGCCGTCTACAAGAGTTTGCCGGAGAGCATCAACTGTTTCTTATGGGGCCGCCGCCACTAAGGAAGATTTTCTAATGAACGAGAATACTTTTAAAATAGAAATCCGGACGCTAGTTACAGATAAAATTATTGGATATGGGAAATGTATCGAATATACGACCAGCGAAGAAGCTAATGGGTATACGATAGGAGAGATTATCTTCGATCAGCTGACTTCAAGGGCAAAAGGCAGAAGCCAGAAGACCTTTAATGTCTCAGTTGAGACCTCAGAAGACGGGAAGACAGGCTATCTCCTTACTGACGTTGAATTATTTGGCGACTTAAGACTCAAAGATATCAAAGACTTAGACAAAGCATATACCTTTAGAGCTAGTGATGCCGTCCCATGGGTAACGTATTCAGAAGAGCAGCGGGATGAAGTCTTCTAAGCTTCCAATCCAGACAGCAAAGAATGCCAGTAAGCTACATAGGCTCGTAAAAGACATTCTTGTAGCTTCCAAAATCTTTAACGGCTACGAGATAAGGCAAGAGTATAGAGTTTCTGCCATTAATCCAAGCTTCAAGTCCAATAGAGAGAAGATAGATTTAGTGGTCCTTGGTTTGAACGTGGCAATTGAGCTACATGGAGAACAGCACTTTTCTCCTGTCTGCTTCGGCGGGATTTCAGAAGAAGAAGCCAGACATAACTTGATAGAAGTCCAGGAACGCGATAGGAAGAAGAAGGATGCGGTAGAAGAAGCTGGCTGGACTTATGTGTCTATCAAGTTTGACGAGGCCAAGACAATTACAGAAGAAGTCCTATGCGAACGTGTTCGGCTGGAAATGGAGAGGCAGATCCTTAGCCGATCCGAAAAGAAGATCCGAGAGATCGTTGTCCCAAAAACAAAGGTTCAGAAACCAAAGAAGTATAACTGGCCAAAAGGAAAGAAAATTCCTGGACGGAGATTCAATGGAGAACCAATCAGATAGATGCGATTGTTGTCTAAGAGAGAAAGGAATAGTTGGTGTATATGCAAATCCATTTATGCCAGTAAGCGAAGGCTACTGCCAAGAATGTGAATCTGTAGGAGCAACACCAATATGGTCTATCCCTTTTGGATACTTCAGAAATATATTTGGGTTTGAAGAATATAATTTTGAATCTCATGTATTATTTAGCAGAAAAACAAATCAGTACATCTCAGCAAAAACAGCGCTAGATGAATGTCTTTTTCTTTATAAGGACGGAGCCATAAAAGACAGAGAAACATTACAACTTGCACTATATAAGTATCTTGGATTTATAAATGAACAGCAATAAGCCGAGGAACAAATGAACTGTCCAAAATGTAATAGCGAACAGATAATAGAGTTTGACTCTACTCTTATTGCTTAATAAAATTACCCATGCTATAAAGAGGGTCTGGCATCACGAGCCAGAGAAAGGCAACTAGCAAATAGATGATCACAAAATTTATTGTCCCAAGCATGGTTATGGGAAATCCTTCCGAAATCTTCAAGACGCCAAAACCAATCTATATCTCCGGCACGATTGAAGATGAAGCCGTAAAGAAATTCCAGGAAGATCTAGATGAGGCGATGAAGGCAGAACAAACGTTCTTGCCTATTGTCATTAATTCTTCTGGCGGTTCCTGTATAGATGGATTTGCCATTGGAGATTTGATTAGAGGCTGCTCGATACCTGTCTTCACCATAGCACAAGGCAGAGCTGCATCAATAGCAGCCTTCTTGTTCTCTTTCGGAGAACGAAGATTCATTACGCCAAATAGCTATACTTTAGTTCATGAGGCCTCAAGTGCGAATTGGGGAAAGACAGCAGACATCGAACAAAATGCGCGGCAGACAAGAAAGATTAATGACAGATTGCTCTCTATCATGTCAGAGAATGTAGGACAAAACAAAGATTATTACAGCAAGATCATTGATCAGAATAAGCGAGTTGATATATATTGGGATGCCAAAGAAACTTTAAAGCATAAACTTGCTACTGACATTGGCGTACCGACAATGATTACAAAAGTCCAGCTTGAAACTACTCTAGAATAGGAGGAAAAACTATGAATTTTTCAATGAAGATTATCGCAATTCTATTTGCTATTATGTTTGGGGCTATAGGCTGCTCTAACAATAAGACTGTTCCTGTCTCTGAAGATGCGGGAACAACCGTTGTTCAGGATACTACAGATGCAGGAGTCGACGCCAGTTTAGAATGCGTACAGGAGTAGTTATGACTCGCCAAAGGAAAATCAAGTGTAGCGTATGTGGCAAGGCATTATTCTTCTTGCCCGCGAACTATACAATGTCATTCCCAGTTGTCTGTATCAATTGTGGCGAGGGGAAAGAAGCCAAGGAAGCAAAGAGCAAGGTACCAACGACAGCAGCTTCGCTCTATGCCAGAGTCAAGAAAGGAGTCAGGCAGGACGTTCATCCTACCTATTCCTTTCGCTCTGCAACAGAAGCAAACTTTGCCAGAATCATGAAGTATCTTGGTATTGGTTATAAGTTTGAAGAGCGAGTCTTTCCCTTTGATAGCAAGAATGCCCCACACCAGTACATTCCAGACTTTGAACTTACCTTCCGGCCAGACGTAACCGAGGATAATAGAGAGTTTGTCCCCGGCTGGTATGAAATCAAAGGATGGATGGACGGGACAAGCCGGAACAAGCTCAGAAAGTTTAAATCAAATTATCCAGGAGAAGCAGATAAGTTTACCGTTATTGTTTATCGGCGCGGGGATAAGACAGCAATAGACTTCTGTAAGAAAATGGGCTTTAGATATCTATGTTATGATGAACTAACTGAGAAATTCTCACATAGGATAAAAGGCTGGGAATAATGAAAGAAGAGAGAAGTCGGATTAATAGCATGATCGGTTGTTCCGTCTTTGATGGAGATACAAAGGTTGTTAAGGTAAAAGCTATTCAATTCGATTACAATATCCTTCCACAAGACTTGCCGATGAGTAAGGGCGAACTCTTGACAGAAGAAGCTGTTCCGTTTAATCCAAATAAGAAATACAATATTATGGTAATCCTTAGAGATGTACAAGAGACAGAGACGTATCAACTAACGATAAAGGATACAAAGATTTCTCTTAAAGAGCCGGGCACAAATGCCAAACACTATTGCTTCGAATCAAAGACATTGGAGGACTGGAAAGTTCTCTGATTCTATTAAATGGTTCTTGCCAGAAAAGCGCAAGGACCTAGTAAGAAACTATACTAAGGTTATTCAGTCGACAGAGTACCCTTTGTCTGTTCGTAGACAGGTATTCTATTCATTAATTCGGCCAACATTAGAATGGTTGATAGAGACCTTAGTCTCTTATGGACTAGAGAAAGACGAAGCGGAAAGCGAAGTGTTTCTCCTCTGCGCCCGAGTAATGAAAAACTTTGAGCCGGAGAGGTCCTCCTTCCTTGTATACACAGAACGAGCCATACCCTGGTATACAGCCGCCTTGATCAAGAAGATAGGCAGAGAGACCATAGAGGAAGGCCAGAGGCTTACAGAGGCTCCTGAGCGTTCCTATGAGATGCCAAATGAGATCTACCTAACCTGTCCGAAGTTTTTGTTCGAAACAAGATTTCTCGGCAAAGACTTGTCATACTCTGAGAAAACCCTTATACTTAGCATAATAACGGAGGACGATTATGATTGTCGCTCCTTAGGGGAAAAGAATAGTACTAGCAAGTCAACCATGAACAGCCGTCTGAAAGATTTGAAGCGGCTAATTAAAGAGAGGATGACACAAGATGGATCCAAACGAGAAATTCAACCCGCCTGATTCTGGTATCTATGTCCGCAATCCGAGTCATGTTATCGAGGCAAAGAATGCCGAAGATCAACGCGAGATTGTAAATGCAATTCGTGAGATTCGAGCTTCGCATATGAAAGCTATTTACGACTATAGTACATATGACCCAAAGATTCCTTCTACCTTCCCTGGTCTCCCTGGTCTTCTAAAGCTAAGGACGATGACAGAGAATGAGATAAGAGGATTTTGCGCAACTCTCATGCGGACAAAGCCCAATATCACTGGGATGCACCTTTACCTTGGGAAAGAATACACGACAAAGAAAGAATACTCTGGCATCCGGGTAAACGCTCTTAAGAGCAACAAGCCCAGGAATCCAACGGAGATCGCTGCGGATATGGCTGCGCTGCTTTCGGACAAGAGTCTATGTGTTATAGAAATCCAGTACATAGTTAATGCTGCGTCGCCAGGAAACTTTAATACAGACGCAAAAGTCTTTGTCTGTTCGGCAGAAGAGTATGCTGACGATAAGAAGTTCTGTCCCTACCTTGAAGTAGAATTCTTTTCTATCTAGTAAGAGCAATCCATGGGAAGGCTTTTCAAAGGGGTGATGGTCCCAGGACAAGACCCCAGACTTCCCAAATCAAGACTACTAAACGTTGGTTCCAAGAAGAGGACAGAGCCTCTTGTGCATAGTAATCTTGATGGATTACTAACCAAGACAACTCCAAAGATTTGTGTCTATAGAAGATTAGGTGGCATTGGCGACGTAATAATGTCGACCACTATGCTGAAGCACATAAAAAGACTTCTTCCAAATTGCCATCTTGTTTATGCCACAGATCTAACAACAGGTGGAGGTGTTCTCGCCGACTGTGTTAGGAATAATCCTTTTATCGACGAGCTAGTAGACTTTAGAAACATCACGGCAAGAGACTATGATCTCTTTACTGACATTACTGCTACGGGATTATCTCTAGAGAAGAGTGGGAAATTTCCACCAAACAGAATAGAGCTATTTGCCAACCAAATAGGACTGGACATCTCTAGCGACCCATTGCCAGTTTATATCGTAACCGAAGACGAACAAGAGTGGGCACAGAAAAGGATAGAAGAATATTGTGTCCCAGCGAAGAGAGAAGAAACTACTGTTATCGGCATCCAAATACAGAGCAATGACCATAGAAGAAGCTGGCCTGCTGATCATTCAGAAGCACTAATTACTCTTTTAACTAAAGATCCCAAGTTTAGAGTAATAGCTTTTACATGGAACGATGACAAGCGTTGGCACAAACCCCAGACATACGTTTGCGGGGAGAGCCTAAGATATACTGCTGCACTAGTAAATGAATGTGATGTTATTGTGTGCCCTGATTCGGGTATTCTCCATTTGGCTGGAGCGATGCAGAAGAAGATTGTTTCTCTATTTGGATCTGTGCCTCCACAAAGTCGGATTAACTTCTACCAAAATGCTACTGCTGTTACATCTGGGCTTCCATGCCTTTCGTGCTGGTATTCGAACAAATGTGGCAACAAAATCACTTGTATGCAAGAGATAAAGCCTGAAGTTGTTTATGGCGCAATAATAAATAAACTTTCAGAAGACGAGAAAGTACAACAAGTTATACAAACAAATGCAGGAACAGCAATGAAACCTCAGAATGCAATTTTAGTGAAGAGACACTTAGGAGGATTTGGAGATATTCTTATGACTCTTCCTGCAGTAGAAGCTCTTAGGAAGAAGTATCCGACAAAGAAAATTTATTACGCTGTTCCAGAAAAGTTTAAAGATGCTGTCCTCAATAACCCTATTATTGATGAAGTAATGAATGCTGATCTTCAAATTAGAAATAACCAGTACTCTATTGTTATAGACATTACTTCGCCCTGTGCCAATTATGAATGTAAGCAACTAAGAGAGAAAAAGAAAGTCGTTAAAAGTAGGGTAGAAGTCTTCGCTGAATCTTTAGGAGTGAAGTCTTATTTGCCAAACTTGATTCCAAAATACTATCCAACAGAAGAAGAGCTTTCTTGGGCAAAAACTTTCATTGGAGAAGCAGACAAACCAAAACTTGCTGTCGCTTTAAGATCAGCAGAAGAGTATCGCAGTTGGCCAATAGAACACTATCAGAAATTATTTGAGACTTTATCTGACTATTTTAAAATAATTATTCTTGACGTCTCAAGAGAATTTTCTTTCCCAAACACTGTAGATGGTTGTGGCTTTGGCTTCAGAAAATCTGCTGCTTTGGTCGCAATTTCTGACATGCTCCTCACTCCAGATACTGGGACTCTTCATATTGGTGCCGCACTTAATATCCCCACTGTGGCTTTATTTGGCCCAATTGATCCAGCGGCCAGATGTAAAGGATACAACAATATTAAGATTCTTACGTCTAGCGATGGATGTGTCCCCTGCTGGCGGAACGCGGACATGTCTTGTAAAAAATCTAAACAGATTAAAGGGTACTCCGAGTGTATGAAGAATCTATCTGTATCCGCTGTTTGTCAGGCAATTCTGGACTTACAGAAAGAGAAGAATAAATGTTAAGATTACAGCTAGCGGTAATAGAACTTTACTATTATGGGATTCCAGAGTTTGTCAATCTAATCCTTCCAATACTAGGAGTGCTTATACATGTCTGAAACAATAACGACTGCGCAAGAAGCACAGTTAGAAGAGCTGGAGAATACTGTTCTTGAGCTTAATACATTGCTTGATGGTGCGGCATCAAAAGATATGCTGAATAGGCTCTATGTGGTTTTCCAGAGAGAACTAACTAGAATGGATGCTTTAATTGTAGAAGTAAAAGCGATTAACGAAGAGATCCTCGCGCTCGTTAGGAAGGCACAGTAAGATTTTTCGCTAGCCTAGAAAGGTTTGTAGCAATGTCTATCCCTTTGTTGAAGGAACCTTCATAACCAATCCTGAGCTTCTTCATAGCCGCCTTAAGACTAAAGAGATTTTTATACTCGTTCTCTTCAGAGAATCTATTCTGTAAATCTATAGCCCCCAAGAAGAGGTTATCTTGCTCTGGTACTTCTTGCCTATCAAGTTCATTACAGAACATCCCCATAACAGCGTCGCCCCAATAGAAGATAGTTTTCTCTCCCTCAAAAAGCTCTAGCCAACTATGGAACATTTTAGTAGCGACACTGAAAGGCTGAGCCTCATCGATAGAGCTTTGATCTATCGAAGTAACTTGTTTGCACCAGTCAGAAAGCTTTGGATTCTTAGTCGGGCGAACAAATTGTTCGAAGGAACTTACTGGTTCTCCTGTTCCCTTGTCCACAAGCAAAGCCGAAAGCTCAATGATCTCAAGCCCCTCACTTGGTTCCCGCTCTGTTCTGTGGAAACAGGTTGTCTGAATCCCTATAAATACTGAGTATTCTTTCTTCGTCTCTTCCTTGGTCTCTTCTTCTTTTACCTTCTCTTCTTTAACTTCAATTGGCTTTTCTTTGAGGGTCTGAACAATTTCAGCAAGCCGTTTGGTGTCTTGCTCTAAACTGACAACTTCTATCTTTGTAACTTCTACAGTAGAAACTTCTGGAGGCGCCTTGGTTGAGAGTCTTTTACCGCCAAATCTTGGCTTAGCATCTTTCTTCATCGGCTGCCGAAAAAACATTATTACTCCTTGGCTGCAGCTAAAGCAAAAGAATCACAAACAATCCCAAGCTCGATTAGAGCGACCATGTCTTGGATAGCAATCGTTTTGGTATCGTCTGGATCTTCTGAACACGATCCTTGCTCATTCCACCCAGGAAGATTCTTTGCTTCAAGTTTATAAAAAGAGATATCTATCTCTTTGACCAAAAGCTCTTTCTCAGCAGAAAGGTAATCTTCGTAATCTTTATTAATATCGGGATACTGAACAAGCAACTCGTCCATCTCCGTCTTCTTCTCTTCGTCTGTTTTAGGGGACCTAATAATAGAAGCCTTCTTCTGCTCAAAAGCCCTAAGATTGTCTGTTATAGGAAGCGCCTTCTGGTAAGCTTCTATAAAAGGCTTAATGATTAACAGGTTTCTAGCCACACAGTAACGCCACTGGACAGAAGGTAGCTTTGCATATTTTCCTAAGATTTTATCAACTGCAAGTAACTGATTGTTTGTCACCATCGGACACCTCATTTTGGTTGTGGCACAGATATGCCAATACAATGCAGAATAATAATACCAGATATTGATTTTATCAACAACTTACAGTATCCTAATTTTTAGACCCTAACAAAAGGATTATACCCATGAGAAAACTAGAGATTGGCAGCGGAAGCAGGCCGCAAGATGGATATGAACACCTTGATCTAGATCCGAAATGTCCTCATCTAGAATACGTAGCTCCAATGGATAATATCCCCGTAGAAGATAATACTTTTTCAGAAGTATATTCTGTCCATGTTATCGAGCACCAATCCTGGCGGGACACAAAGAAAGTTTTAGAAGAATGGTATCGCGTCCTTGCAAAAGAGGGAACAGTTTATATCGCAACTCCAAATCTAAAATTTATAGCAGAGATGTATATAGACGGGATGAATGGCGGAGACCGTTGGATCAAAGATTACAATATTATGCACCCAGAGGAGCAGGCTCATATCCGAATCAATGGGATCCCAAATCTTGCTAAGTGGGCAAACTTTAAGCTCTATTCCAGTACAGGGAACGGGGATGTCCATTATGCCTGCCTAGACTCCAAATCAATAATAGAGATTATGAAAGAAATTGGGTTCCAAGAAATAATCATACAAAGCGATACAGATTCTCTCGTCGTCAGAGCAAAAAAATAATGCTTGTCAAGTTAGTAGATATGAGACATGCTCTTCTTGGAGACAAGATAGAAGCAACGACTGCCGAACAATTTTTTAGTCTCTCTGGTATTCCCTTCTGCGGTGGAGATGTTCATGAGTTACGTCAATCGAAAGAAGAAACCCCTTCTCATGTTATCCTTTGGGGCGGCGGAGGGTTACTATATGAGACAGCTGAAGAGACAGATGGCTTTTTAAATAAAGATACTTGGGACCTATTAGGTCTTCTAGAAGATAAGAATATTAAGCTGGCAATTATAGGAACAGGATATAACAGACACGGGTCAACTAAATTTATGTCCGTCTGGAAAGAACTTCTAGATAGAGCTACTTATATTTCATTAAGAGACGAACAAAGCATAAAGAAATGCAAAGAGCTTACAGAAGCAAAGACAACAGAGAAGTACTCTTTCGCTCCTTGTCCTGGTTTCTCGATTAGAAATCAGATAGACCGATCTCTCCCAAGAAGAATTGGTTTTGCTGCTTATTCAGTAGGGAAAGAAAAGATAAAGATAGGCATCCATCAATCTCTCTTATCGGCCCTAAGAAAACAAGGGATGTCGATTATCTTCTGCCCTCATGGTTTAGATGATGACCTCTTCTATAAAGAAAACAACTTTGTAACAGAAAACGATTACCTTGTTGATCTTAGAGAATCCCCTTTAGCAGCGCTCCAGTTACTTGCCAGCGCAGAAATTCATATCGCATCAAGGCTACATGCTCTTGTCGCTTCTGTAATAACGAATACCCCATTTATTCATGTTAGGTGGGACCTTGATAAAGTCTTTTGGCAGGCTTCTCAGATTGGGCTTAAAAATTATGAGTATGGCTTTTCAAGCGAGAAAGAAGATTATGAGAAAGAGATATTCTCTTTAAGAACGAGACGAATAAACATTCAAGAACAATTATCTTCTATCGCAGACGAAGCAGCGAGAAAAGCGGAACATCATTTCGAAATTGCAAATCTATTTTTAGGACGGGGAAAATGACCACAAAGATCTACGTTTCTACTGGGGGCGGGCTAGGGGACGCAATCTATGATTACTTTATTCGCGACACTTGGGGAATGATTGAGCCGGTTAAAAACAAGATTCCCGACTGCGAGGTAATTATTATCTCTCTTAGTCACTGCTCCTCTACGCCAGAGCTAATACAATTTCATCCTTATATAAGCGCAGTATTATCTTATCCATGGAATCCTCCTGGTAATCCGCGAGAACATCTTTGGAAAGAGTTTCTACATAAAGACTTTCACGAGATAAAACAATTTGCCGGGCCAAGGAATATTTCCCCAGCTCCTGTAAAATTATATCTCTCAAAGAGAGAGGAAGCAGAAGCCGCAGCAATCCTTGATAAACCTATTATTGTTGTTCATCCATTTGCCGGAGGTAGGCATCGATCTTTCTTAAAGCATAGCGACGGGATCCATCATTGTCTTCCAGAAAACAAGTGTGTTGAAATCTGTAACCAACTTGCAGAAGAAGGACATCGAGTAGTTGTTATTGGCAAATCTGAGATAATAGAGCATGGCCGAAATTACGAAGAAACCCTCTCTGGTTTAAGCCCGAAAGTAATCGATCTATCGAACAAGATCTCAGCAAGACTTGCTGTACATTTAACTAGATCTGCTAAAGCATTTTTTGGGACTCATAGCAGCATGCTTGTTGCCGCATGGACAGCAGATGTGCCATCCCTATGCTTCTACCCAAATATGAATGCTACAGGGAAAAATTTATCAATAGAAGAAAATGGTGGCCATACTGGTACTTTTGCCATGCATAAGCCAATACATATTAACTACCAATTATCATCAGAAGGATTTGCGAACCTAGACACACAGGAGATCTATAATAGATTTATCCCTCTTCTGGAGATGAAGAAGTAATGGAAGCCGCTGCTTTTTGCTTGCAAGATGAAAACTGCTGGCATTTTGGGGAAAGACTCAAAACTTCTTTTGAGTACTTCCACAAAGACATCCCCTTCTATTTGTGTCACCCCAATAAGGTACACGAACTTATTGGAGAGTCCTTTGTTTGGCCAACAAGGAATGGCTCTCCTTTAGGCTTAAACTCCGCCAGAATGGCTGTCTTGCTACAAATCAAAAAGAAATTTAATTATGACGCCATCATAATGTTTGATGCAGATACTCTTGTGACAGCTAGACTAGATGAGTTTTTGACAACTGATTACGATATTGCTGGTTCGTTAAACGTAGAAAGATTTCCCGGAGATAAGTTCTTAAATATGGGAGTTGTCTCCCTAGCCAATAATGATTTTATTGCCTATTGGGCGGATGCTATGACACAAGATCATTATTGGAATACTTATGGCAATGAACAGGAAATCCTTAACGTCCTTTGTGGAACGTTAGGAAGAGATGGTCATATCTTTAAAAGCAAGCCATGGGTAGTTAAGACAGTAGACAAGGAGAAGGTCTACTATAACGAGCGATCTAGAAATTATTGGGGAGAAATAGTTATAAAAGACGATAAGATGTTTTGTAACAATCGGCAACTTAAAGTAATGCATTGGGCGGGCGGCGGAAGTTTTGATGCTCGATGGTCTTGCAAAGTCTTCTCTCAAGAGACAAGACTGCACTTAAATAAGATTACCGGCACAACGGACTTTACAGATCATGAGGGCGCAGATGCTGGATGGTTCCACCACTAGAATCCTTATCACAGGAGCAAGCGGATTTCTGGGAGGAGCAATACTTGCTTTCCTCGCTAATGAATCCTATAGAAAAGATCTAAAAGGGCAACTTTGGTTTTTTAAACGGGGTGACTCCGTAGAGAAAACAATCTCTTCGTTTCGACCAGACATTATTATCCATTCAGCTGGTGAGATCTATGAAGAAGATAAAATGTTCTCTTCTAATATAGAACTAACCTATTCTTTGCTACGGGAAGCAGAAAAAGCAGGTACAAAGAAGTTCGTCTACTTTGGATCTTCTTCTGAATATGGAAGATACAACAGGGGGATGAGAGAAGACGACCAACTTAGACCAACAACCTTATATGAAGCAACGAAAGGAGGCGGAAGTCTTCTTTGTGAAGCGAGCAAACTAGACACTCTTATCGTAAGACCATTTAGCGTATATGGTCCTTTTGAACCAGAAAGAAGATTTATCCCAAAAATATATAGAGCATACAAAGATAAAACACTGCTATCTATCACCCCTGGAGTCCACGACTTTATTTACATAGATGATTTTGTTAAGATCGTTTGGGCTAGAATGCAGCATGAGGGGAAAGAGATCCTAAATGCTGGAACTGGTGTCGAATATACAAACGAAGCGGTTGTTAGAACTTTTGAAGAAGTCGTGGGTTCTACGATAAACAAAAAATTTACTCCAGCACCAGGACGTGTTTATGACTCTAATTGCTGGAAAAATGATTCTTCTTATCTCAAGAGCGTATACGAAGAACCTTTAACTACTCTTAAAGAAGGACTATCTCAATATGTCAGATTTAGAGAGAAGAATCCTGCAGCTAAGCGATAAGTATCATCTTGGCCATATAGGAAGCTGCCTCTCTTCTGTAGATTTGATTGACTTTATCTACACGAAGAAAAGGAAGAAAGACATCTTTGTTTTGTCCCCTGGTCATATGGCTTTAGCCTGGTATGTTGTTCTTGAAAAATATAACCATATAGACGCCGAGGCTCTTTTAATTAAACACGGAGGACATCCAAACAGAGACCCTGAAAATGGCATTGTCTGCTCGGCAGGAAGCCTTGGATTGGCCGCTACAATCGCCGTAGGAATGGCTATTGCTAATCCTAAGAAGACAGTATATTGTCTCATCTCAGATGGTGAATGCGCAGAGGGAAGCATTTGGGAAACTCTTAGATTCGCTTCTGATAAGCCAGTAAAGAATATCAAATTTTATGTTCTAATTAATGGATATTCAGCGACAACAGAAATAGACAAAGGTAATCTAATCCGACGATTAAAAGCATTTTCATCAAGGAATGTAAAGACATATTTTACAGACAGCGATATCCGAGGGGTCTGCTCGGGGGTCGAAGCCCATTATCATATACTAAAAGAAGGCGAATATGAGAAAGCACTTCAGTACTATCCTTCGTCAGTCGATGAAGGAAGACGATAAGATATATCTGATCGCCGCAGATCTTGGTTTTGGTCTCTTTGAATCAATTCAAAAAGACTTTCCAGGTAGATATATAAATCCTGGCGCAGCAGAACAACTAGCGATGGGAATTGCAACCGGCTTAGCCTTAGAAGGGAAGAAACCTTTCCTCTATTCAATTACTCCATTTGCAATCTTAAGACCCTTTGAGCTGATAAGAACTTATATAAAACATGAGAATATCCCAGTTCAAATAGTAGGTGCTGGAATAGACAAGGACTACTTGCACGATGGAATAAGTCATTGGGCAACAGACATACCAAAGATATTAAAGGCAATCGAGATTCCCTGCTTTTCTCCAACTGATTTAAAAGAACTTGAACAGAATTTTGAGAGAATAATAAGATTCAAAACTCCTTCTGTTCTACTCTTAAGGCGATAAGAAATGAGAATAAAGTTAGTTTCAGTAAAGCAAGGCGTCTCTTCTATTGGGTTTAGAAAGATTATTCCAATAGTAAGAGAAGCATACCCAGATGCTGAAATTTATTTTATTCCCCTACTAGTTGGACTATTAAAAGGGGCAGAGGAAGAAGATACTTTATGCGACAAAGAGATAGACAATATTGTCGACCGACTAAAAGACGCAGACACAGTTCTCTTCTCTTCTATGACTATTGGGGCAAAACACATAGAAAGAATAAGCCAAAAGCTTAAGAAAGACAACCCAAAAATATACTTATGCTGGGGTGGAGTCCATCCTACTCTTCTACCAGAAGAAGCTTTAACCTATGTAGACTCTGTTTGCGTAGGAGAGGGAGAAAAAGTAGTTCTTGAAATTATTAAGAATAGACCAAAAGGAATTGTAATCGGTCCTTTATTAACTTCAGAAGAACTAGAACAACAGCCATACGCATATAATGATTTTGATTGTTTTGTTTACCAAAAGGGACAGTTCAAACAACTAAACAAATATATTTATATTAAATATCATGGCTTGCTTTATAGAACTATTTGGGTAAGAGGATGCCCTTACTCTTGCTCTTATTGCGCAAACAGCTCTCTCTCTAAAGTTTCTAAACAGTACAACCATTCTAGATACCCCTCTGCTTCTTATGTAGTAGAAGAAACGAGAAAAGCTCTTCAAAAATATAGTTTTATAACAACTGTAAACTTTGACGATGATACTCTTATCGCCATTCCCATTGAAAAGATATCAGAGTTTGGCCGTCGATATAAAGAAAGGATTAATATTCCTTTTGCTGTTACGGGTATCCATCCTAACCCCATCACCAAAGAAAAAATAGAACTCCTTATGCAAGCGGGGATGATCCGAATGAGGATGGGAATCCAATCAGGGTCTAAGAAGACTCTTTCTTACTATAATAGACCAACCTCAATAGAAAAGATTATAGAAGCAACAGATATCCTTTCTACTCTTACGAATAAATACAAAACAGTTCCTCCTCTATATGACATTATTAGCGACAACAAAGAAGAATCAATTGAAGAGCAGTTTAAAACACTACAATTAGTAAATAATCTTAAAAGACCTTTTTATCTTACTCTATTCTCTCTTCGTATTATGAGGAAAACAAAGCTTGAAGATCTACTTGGATATAACGACAAGGAGAATTCCCCTTTAGGGACGAGGCCAACACTAATAAATATTCTCTTGTTTGCCTCCTCTATGGTAAAAATACCAGATAAACTATTAACTCTTCTTAAAGGAAAACTAGACAGAAAATACCCTTCTTTGTCTATAATAATAAAGAATATCTTTCTTCTTCGTATCTGGATAGGATATATCTTTCATTCAGATTTTTCTAAAATTCAAGGAAGATG